GTTAATATTTTAGTTGGTGCCTATGTTGGTGTGCTAGCTAAGTCAACAGATTATTGGTTCAAAGATAAAGATGATGCTGAGGATAAAGAGTCCCAGCAACTTCACAACAATAATATACCACCAGCAGCAGTAAATGGAGAAAAAGAAAATGGCTGATTTAAATGATTTTGGTTTTAGTACAGTCAGCGAAGATGAGTACAAAGCCCAACATACTTCTGAGGTTAATACAGCAAAGGAAGTAGCTTCTACTGCTACTGCTAGTATGAAACCTGAATTAGAAAAAATAGAATCTAAGATTTCAAGTCTTACTGATAGTATGAGAGTTATGCAAGATGACTTAGAGGTACGAAAAGAAGAACTCAAAGATAAGTGGGGTGTTAAAATGAATGAAGTAGAAGATTTAATTCTACCACTTTTACAAAATCTTGCTAAAGATGGTGATAAGAGAGAGTGGATTCGATGGCCAAATCGAACAGACCTTTTAAATAAGCAGATTGATGCAATCACAGCTGTGACCAGAGGTGATTATTAATAATCAAAGAATGTCAACTTGTCGGCAATGTGGAAAAAGATATTATTCAAAACAGGAATATAGAACCTATTGTAGTACAAATTGTTATCCTAGACCTAGTTGATAACTGGAGTAAAAATATGATATAATAAGATAACCTTTTAATAAGAGATATTATGGCAAGTGAAGATAGTAAGAAAGAGGTGAGTAATCTAAATGATGCAGGCTACCATCTTATGTTTGATGATATAACAATGAGTTCTGTTCAAACCGCTATTGAATGGATTATGGAAGCAAACCTCACTACTGAGAAAAAACACAAAGAATTAAATCTTGTTATATGTTCACCAGGCGGAGAACTCCCACCATGTTTCGCACTTATTGATGTTATGAGAGGTTCAGCTATTCCAATAAAGACTACTGGACTTGGTATGATTGCCTCATGCGGACTTTTACTGTTCATATCTGGAACAAAGGGTAGAAGAATGCTAACTCCAAATACTTCAATTTTATCACATCAATTTACTTGGGGTACATTTGGTAAAGAACATGAGCTCTTTGCTGCACAGAAAGAGTTTGATCTTACTACAACCAGAATGATTAAACACTATAAAATGTGTACTGGACTTGAAGATAAAAAAATTAGACAATACCTTCTTCCACCACAAGATGTGTGGTTGGATGCTAAGGAGGCTAAGAAACTAGGACTTTGTGATGAAATCAAGGAATTTTAATGGCACTACAAACACAATCCTCAAGTGAATTTTATACAAAGATTATAGCATTAGTTGAAAAAACTAAATTAAGCTATATGGATGCTATCCTCCATTACTGTGATCAGAATGGAATGGAGCCAGAGACTGCGGCCCAGTTGGTGAATACCAAACTCAAGGCCCAGATTAGGGAAGAAGCGGAAGTATTGAACTTCTTACCTAAGACTGCCAAGTTACCAATATAGGCACTTGACAAGTCAAATTTATTATGATATAATATAATCATACAATAATACATTGCTAAACAATAATATAAGGAGTACAATATGTCATTCTCAGACATGAAACAACGTAGTAAAACCAACCTCGCATCTCTTATCAAAGAGACAGAGAAAATCTCAAACCCAAATTCATTCGGTGATGTTGATGATCGTTACTGGCGTCCAGAGTTGGACAAGTCAGGAAACGGTTATGCTGTTGTCCGATTTTTACCAGCTCCAACTGGAGAAGAGCTCCCATGGGCTCGTATCTGGAATCATGGATTTCAGGGGCCAGGTGGCTGGTACATAGAAAACTCTTTGACTACTCTTGGTCAAAAAGATCCAGTAAGTGAATATAATTCACAGCTCTGGAATTCTGGTATTGAGGCTAACAAAGAGATTGCCCGTAAACAGAAGCGTCGTCTGAATTACACAGCTAATGTGTATATTCTCAAAGACCCAGCTCATCCTGAAAATGAGGGTTCAATCAAACTGTATCGTTTTGGTAAGAAAATCTTTGACAAGATTAATGACCTCATGAATCCAGCATTTGAAGATGAAAGTGCAGTCAATCCATTTGACCTGTGGAGTGGTGCAAACTTCAAGATGAAGATTCGTAAAGTAGAAGGATATTCTAATTATGACAAGTCAGAGTTTGATGCTTCATCTCCACTTTTGGATGATGATACTCGGATGGAAGAGATCTGGAATACAGAACATTCTCTCAAAGAATTGGTGAGTGAGGATAAGTTTAAAACTTTTGATGAACTCAAAACTAAATTAGATCGTGTTCTCGGTCTTGGTGGTGCGCAATTCTCTACTTCTGTAAAGAAGGAAGATGCTCCTTTTGATGGTGGTCAACCTTATACGGCTCCACCTAAACCTGCAGCAGAAACTGTTGGAGAGTCGGAAGAAGGAATGGATTACTTTCAGAAGTTAGCTGAAACTGCCTAATTTATATTGGGGAGTCAACCTCGGCTCCCCTATCCATACATGGATATTGGAGTATCTCTTGTTGAAATACTTTTATAAACACTTGATTGGTTTACATTTCGTGAACTATTATCTACATTATTATTATTATTGATGATAACAGGAGCTCCACCCCCACTTCTACCTTGTTCTAATGCCTGTGAACCAGTAAGGAGTTGAGCAGCCTTCATGAAAACTCCCGCAGCTTGTTGATCAAGCATCAACTCATCCTTATGGACTTTAGCAAATCCTGTTTTTGCTACTAATCCCCCTGTATTCATTTCCGGCATCATCTTTTTAAATAGTTCTGCAACTTCTTGAGTATTATCTAACTGGCCATCGGACGCCAATCCCTTAAAATTTTTAAGGGTCATTTTCATTTGTTCTTTAGTCATTCCTTCTAATGATTTTCTCAAATCACCCAAATCAACATCCCACTTGCCAAAATCCGTAGTGTCCTGTTTAATTCCAGCTGCTTCTAATTCTTTTCTGCCTTTGCTATCACTACCAAATAATGCATTATAAACAGTATCACCTAGTAGAGATTTTCCAATTGCATCAACATCTATATCAAACATTCCCTTGAGCCAATCAGCCAGAGCTTTCAATCCTTTTCCTATCAAATCTCCAAAACTGAAATCTTTCCCAGCCGTCGCAAGATCTTTTGATTTTTCATCAAATCCAAGAAGACCGGCCACAAATGAAGTAACCCCCAACATTGCTTTTACTAATAAGTTTGGAATCCACATCATTATATTCAGTATTGATTTCAATGTATCACCTGTAGAATCAAATTTAAACATATTCCCAAACCAATCCTTGACAGTTTTCACTACTCCTTTTATGGTTTTAACAATAAAGCTATCATCTTCTTTTACTGGTTCTTGACTCCATGAGAATAGACCCATTATCCATTTTTTAGCAGACTCAAACACTCCCATAATTGTACCAGAGAAGGAAAAGGTTTCTGTAGCTTCTGCTGCTTCATCCCATCCAAATAATCTTAGTACCCATGCTATAGCCATCTTGAGAGGAGCAATAACAAAGTCTCCTATTGTAAGATATCCTTTGGCTATAGTTGCTAGGGCATTGGTGAGTGCTGTAACAGGGTCAGAAAATAGAGATGTGATCCATGCCATCGCTGAATCGAACACGCCCATAACCGTTCCACTAAAAGAAAACTTTTCAGTTGCAGCTGCAGCATCATCCCATCCAAACAATTCCATTATCCACACGAAAGGTTTTTTAAGCATATCAACAATAAAATCACCTATTGAAAGCATGGCTCCAAAGTAATTTTTTAATAAATTTGTTAATGCTGCAACTGGATTGTTGAATAAAAGATTGAACCAAGAATAGATATCATCTAAGAATTCATTGAACATTTTAGAGAACGAAAAACTATCAAGTGCCTTTTCAATTTCAGTAAATCCGAAAAATCCAGCAATCCAAGATATTCCACTTTTGATTAGATCTAAGAGTTGGAATATTGCACCATCAACGAAACCACCTATAGCACCAATAATACCATTAACAAGTGAAGCCATAATACCATCACTTTTTGATACAGCATCTTTTGCTTCAAAAAATCCATCAATGATACCCATAATTATAGCGAGTGGTGCAGCGATAGCTTTTCCAACTGCTGCAAAGGCTCTGAATACTCTTCCCATTATTCCACCCTTCATCAGAAAGCTTAAAGACTTTAAAATTCCTTTTCCTGGCACTCCCCCTCCAAGTAATTTACTTATCGGTTTGAATGCGTCGCCAAGGGTCTTTCCTATTTTTCCAAGAGGTCTGAATACATCTCCTATACCCTTAAACATTTTTCCAATAGTTCCACCACCTTTACCTTTTGGAAATAGGCCTTTGACTCCATCAATAGCTTTACTAATTTCTTTAAATTTATCTGTGCTTTTAAGAAAATCTGTTATCTTAGTAATAAATGTAAATTTTGGCATCTTAAATTTGTCAAAAATTCCTGTGATCTTTTTAAAAAGTTTACCTTCCTTTGTAAATGCTTTGAAAACATCATCAAGGAAATTTATTTTGGGCATTTTAAAGTTATCAATAATCTTCATGACTTTTTTAGCAATCTTTCCTTCTTTAGTAAATTGCTTAAAGAAATCATCTAACCATTTCGGGGCCTTGAATTTTTTGAATATATCATCTAACCATTTTGGAGCGAGTTTTCCTGCTAACTTGAATAGATGTTTATAGAAATTAATAAATCCTGCGGTCAGTCCAACAACGAGTCCAGCAGCAGCTGCAGTTAGTCCTGCTATAAGACCAAGCAGACCAAAAGATTCCTTTTCTTTATCTGGTTTACGAGGTGCAGTATTATCTCTAATATCCAGCTGGACTTGTGCACTCTCCGCAGCTGCCTTTGCAGATTCAGCAGCTGCCTCCGCTGCTTTAGCTGTAGTAGTTGCATCCGTGGCACCACTAGCTGACACAGCGCTCTTAACGTCATCAAGTTTTTTTATTACATCTTTTAAAGTGGCTTCAGCCATATATTACCCTTATCTTTTGTTTAGGTTTTCTATTCTTTCATTCTCTTCTTTAATCCAATCAGAAAGCATATCAGAATATATTATTCTTTCAAAAGGTATCATATTCTCTATTTCCGTAAGACTCCATTTATGGTGCTGAATCATAGCGAAATTCGTAACATAATGATTCGCTAAGGAATCATGACTCAGACCTATGAGAAAAAATCTCCCATCCCCTCAAGAACTCTCTTGTTCTCTTTTCCACAAACCTTACATTTTGCTGTTATTTCATGTTTCAATTTAGGCATGGTATCAAAGAATTTTTGAACTTCTTTAAAATTCTGAGAAGATAGACTATTTAAAAAATCATCTGCTTCTGCTTTAGTATAGTCAGACAATTTATGCATTTCTTTTCCATCTACAATATATTCTATACATTGTCCAATGAGCTCAAAAGTTTTATCTACCATCTCAGTACCTTCAACTCCTGTCATTGAAGCAGCAGAGTCCATATCTGGATACCTCATTTTCAATTTTATGGTATCTGTTAAATCTATAAGATCTTTATGATTTTTATCTTGTTGAACTTTAATATCATCTATATTAAGTTCTATGTTAAATAGACACTGCAGTTTACCATCTTTACATAGTTCTTCTGGTAATGAATAATTAATCGGTATTTTATCTCCTACTGATCTAGCTCTTAATTGTAGAAAAATAAATTCAAGATCAAATGGTGGTAGAGTATCAACTTTCAAATCCTTATCTACACAATTATTAACTATGTCTTTTAGACCTCTAACCATGTCTTTAGCCTCCCCACTTTGTAAGGCCATCATCAAAATCTTTTCCTCTTTAACAAGGAATGGTCTAAAGGTGATCTTCTCTCCCGATGATGGAAGAGTAAGTTCATGTTTCATTACTGTAATTATCGGCAAAGCCATAATATTCTCCTTTTCAAATCAGTTATTATTTATCGTTCATGGGGATTCGGTGTTCTTGCTGGAGCACCAACCACCGGCCAAGAACTTTCTTCCCACTTTTTATATTGGAAAGTTACTGGTAATTTAGCTATATCTGCACCTCCAGAATGAGTTAGTGCGACCTCAGCTACAATGCTGGGCCAAGCCCTTATAAGTTTAACAGCATAATCTGCAGTAGCACTAGATTCGCCTGGATTACCTATATTCTTTCCAAACATTGCAACATTAATATCACAAGTATAATTTTCGTAGTAACCAAGATCTCCTGAAACTGGATCTACTATTAAATTTAACCACCTATCAAACATTTTCTTAGCACTCATATCTTTTGTAAGATAAAAGGTCATTGAAATTTCTCCATACGCATGTTTGTACGGCATTTGATATGAAGTTCCATATATCAATTTTTCACTAGCCTGAATAGACCTAGTTGGTAATGAAGTATTTTCACAAGTCATACTTAATAACTTAGATGGAACATAACCAAGCCGCGTTGGAGTGTTCAAAAAAGATACCAAGTATTTACCTGTAAACGCAAATCCCCCCCTGTTCGCGACTTGAGATTTTAAACTATTAGTGTCAAACATTAGTAATACCTTTTGCTATCTTTCCAAACTGTGTCTTTACTTTCTTTCTGGAATCTCTCTACTGGTAGAAAGATTGCTATTTCCCACTCATCCGCATCTATACGAACTGTTGCAGACCTCACTTGAGAGCCTAGATACCTTTTTACACAAGGAATTGCTCTACCATATTGTTTCAATAAATCATAATCTAAATTTAATCTTGTAGTTTCATCAAATTTATTGTTATTAGTATTTGATTTAAGTTCATCCATCAATACAGCTCTATGTCTTGGAGGAATATAATGTAAATTCAATCCAAAGAAACCACCTTTAGTTTTCTCAAATGGAAACACTAAAGGATACATATCCCAATAAGGTAATTTTCCAGCAAACTTTGGGTCATACTTATAGAAAAACATATTTCCAAGCATGATGTTACTATCGGGTTGTTTTTGCAGAAGTCCTTTAGGTGTGACTACTCTCATACGAGCACTCGCACCAGCCTGTTTAGCCTTCTCTTTAAACCAATCCCCTGCTGCTCTAGCTTTCGCTCCAGCGGTACTTGTACCTATTGCACTCTTTAATTTATCTAAATAACTTTGTTCTTCTTCAGCCATATCAATATTTAGTCAAATTGTCTTCAGTTAATATTGTCCATTTCCACTTTCTATCATTACAATAGGATTTAGCAGCTTTCCATTTAGCTTCATTTCTTCCCCATGTTTTTACTTCTCGTATGAATCTTCTTCTTTTTCTACCATCTTTGGGTGGAGCACCTCTTGGTGGAGAACATTGACTTTTTGGTTTTATTTCTATAAGACTTTCTTCAATAGTTCCGTTTGCTTTTTGGACTTTAATCCAAAAGTCAGGAAAGTAACGATGTCTCTTTCCATCAATGGGTGAACGATAAGGAATAACTATTTCTTCACTAGACCATCTTAGTATATCTGGATTCTTATCTAGATAGCCCATGAACTTCAATTCCCATGAAGAACGATAGGTTATGGCAGTGTAATCACCTTTATATTTTGATATGTTTCTGGGCTTAAACTTTCCTCTATAACTCATATAAATATCTATATAACTAAAAATCTCTTGGAGAACAAATTATGTCTATAGCCCCCAATCCCTCAAATGCCACTGGGCCATCGAATTTAAAATTTCCTTTAAATATTGGTACTGCTTCGGCGTCGGAATATAAACACCGAATTACATTTACGGCTCAAAAGTATAACCCTAGTAATGGTAAGACTGCTCCAAATGGGACAGTAACTTTATATATGCCAGCTGAAGCTCTAAAAACTACTTATGGTCAAACTTATGGAGATGTAGAATTAGGAGCTATGGGAAATTTGGTTAGTGGAATGGATTCTGGAAAAGCACAAGATTTAGCTAGACAAATGGGTAGTGGTAGTGATGCATCTGTACTTCGTATGAGGAAAACAATGGAAAGCGCTTTAGGGGGTGATGCAGGTGGAAGAGTGGCAGCCGCACTAAAAGAATCTACAGCAAAAGCGACAAGAGATTCAGTATCGGGAATGTTTGGTGGAGCTCTGGGTGGAGCAACTTCTGCATTACAAAATGTATTGGGACAAGTTAGGAATCCACATAAGGCTGTAGTATATCAAGGCCCTGGCGGATTTAGGAATTTTGGTTATACTTTTACAATGATGCCTGAAAATGAAGCAGAAGCTGATATGATTGCAGAGATAGTATACTTTTTTAAGTTTCATATGCATCCAGGCATCAATGGAGTAACACCAGATGGAAGTCAAACAACTTCTGGTGGTGCAGCCTCAACTGGTTCTTCTTCTTTTACATATCCCGATGAATGGAAAATAGAATTACGAGCAAATGGAAAGGGGGTAAAGAAACCATCTGCATCAGGTAAAAAACCAGCTTTATTTCTAATAGGTAAATGTTTCCTTGAAAATTTAGACACAGATTTTACAACTTCAAGTGCACCTGCATTTTTTCGGGGTTCTGGTGATGGTGTTCCTGTGACTACAACTTTAGCATTAAAGTTTAAAGAAACTACTCTCGTAACAAGAAACGATATAGCAAAAGGATACTAATGTCAGAATATTTTTCCAATTTTCCAAAAATATTGTATGATATTCATGGAACTAATTCTACATCTCCCAATTATACTGTTGGAACTAATTTATTGATTAGACAAAAGTTGAAAGATGCTGTAAAGAAAGATATTTCAATATATTATCCTTATGTTGTTCCAGATAATATTACACGAGCAGATACTTTGTCATATCAAGTATATGGCGATACTAAATTTACTTGGACAATATTTTTGGTGAATAATATTCTTGATCCTGTTTGGGAATGGCCTTTGACCACCGCACTTTTCCGTAAGTTTCTAGATAACAAATATGGTTCAGTTGCAATTGCAAAAACGACTATACATCATTATGAATATATTTGGTCTGGAAGAGTAGAGGTCACAGGAACTTCAGACCCCATACTAGAACAATTTGTAGAAGTTGATTATGCTACATATCTTACAATTAATGAAGACTTTAAAAGAATAATCTATGCTTATGAATATGAATTAGATTTAAATGAAAGTCATAGAAGGATTCAACTAATTCAACCATTATATGCATCTCAAGTTCTTACAGAATCAAGAGGGATGTTTAGATAATGGCTGGAACTACCACAAAAGCAGCTGCGGGTGGAACACTTACTCCTACTGATACTGAATCTTCATTTGATCCTAGTAATTTGCCCAAAATTGGGTCTTATCAAATTGAAAAACTTAGTATTTTATCTCCCCTTAGAAGATCTGAAAGACCTGCTGATGTAATATCTTTGGATAATCCTAATACCACTTCATGGACAGAATTAAATTTTTTTGAAAATATAGATAGGCCAGGTGTTCAGGGTATGGTTACTATTGCGGATGCTATAGGATTTATTGAAGGTACACCAATTTTGGGCGAAGAGATTTTAGAAGTACAATTTTCAACTGCAGGAGTAACACCTGCTCCAATTCCTGCAGCTGGTTCAACTACTCCATCACCAAATAGTGAAAAAATTATAACCAATAGATTTAGGATATATAAAGCTGACCCGCCGGTACAAATTTCAGACAATCTGAGAGAAGTAACTCTTCATTTCGTTTCGGACTTAGCAGTTAAAAATATACAGACTCAAGTTCAAAAATCATTTAAAGGTAATATTAATACTCCACTTACGATTGCTGATATTGCTAGAAAAATTTATTGTGAGAGTTTTGTATCTTTTAGTAAAGCAAATATAGATGGTAATCCAACCAGTAAAGAATTTCTTATAGAACCAACTGCAGGATTGTATTCTGTTCATATTCCAAATTGGACTCCATTCAAAGCAATAAAATTTCTTACTGAACGAGCACAGTCTTCTAATATCAATTCTAATGGCGCCAATTTTGTATTTTATGAAACTCTAAAGGGATATAGATTTATTTCTGTGGAAACTCTAATGCAAGGAGGATTTAAAAATTATCAACAGATAGTAGAGCCAACCGATGAAACGAAAAAAATATTTCCTGAGTTATTGAGTCATGTTGATAAATCTTCAACCAATGCATTTATTCCATATTTTGATAAACAGGCAATTCCACCAGATCCCGATAAGCCTTCACACGTTGCAACTTATGTTTATCAACCAGCAAACATTGAAGGTCAAAGTGAATACCAAAAGAGGTTCGCAGTTCAAAGTTTTGAAGTTGTAA